CCGATACCGAAACCAGCTCCCGATCTAGCAGTAGCACCCATAGATGGAATGTATGTATCCAAAATGCTAAAGGTAGCAGCGGCAGTTAACCCAATTAAGATGATTTCCTCAATATTCAAAGAACGTTTAGGAATAGCATAAGCAGCAATAGCAACCATCAAACCTTCAACAAGATATTTAATGACTCTTTTAACAAGTTCACCAACATTAATTAATCCTTCCATTATAATAAATAAAAAGAAAAAAAAATATATATTTGCGATAAAAAACTTAAATAATTTGCTTTAATTAAATTAAATGAGTAACTATAAAAAAGTCGGCGGTATGCGAAAATTACCAAATGGAAAACAAAATCCTAAATACGTAGATTTACTGGAGGAAGATAAACCAATTGCTGGACAAAAATTCGCGTGTATTTCTTTTGTTTCTCCTGAAAATATTTTAAAACAAAAAGAAATTTTCTTTTTTGAAGAATTCCTAAAGAAGTGGGATTTAAATAAATCTATGGAAAAATTTGTACAATTTTTAAATTTTGTTTCATTCAAATATAATATGAATTTTGATGATTTAACAACTGATTTTAAAGAATTTGTTAAAGAAGAAAAAGAATCATTAACTAAAACAAGTATGAGAGACGAATACAAAACATATCTTGATAATAATGAGGAAGAGCTTGAGAAAACATTTGGTATTAATAATCAATTTCAAACTTCTACAAGAGGATTAAAGGTAAGAGGAGTTTATCCAACTTTGGAGGAGGCTGAGCTAAGATGTAAAATGTTGAGGGAAATTGATCCTAATCATGATGTGTACGTTGGACCTGTTGGATTATGGATGCCTTGGGAGCCTGAGGCCTATAAGACTGGACGTGTTGAGTATATGGAAGATGAATTGAATCAATTGATGCACGAAAAGACCAAGAATGAGTCTAATGCTAAGTCTGCTTTTGACCAACGTGTTAAGGAAACAAAACAAAAAGCAATTGAAGAAAATATTAAAAATGCCGAGAAGTCTGGAAATACATTAACACAATCAATTGATAGTGAAGGTAACTTGATTGGTGTTACTAATGCTACATCTCAAGACTTTGGATCAAAGGATAATGAAACAATTTCTGCTGCTGATATCCGTTCTGAGCTCTTTGAAGGAGAGAACATTGTAACTGGAAATACTGATCACGGTCAAAGTGAGCTTATTAGTGGTCCTTTTGTTATCAAAAAGGATTAAATATAATATACTAAATTAATAATTAATATATTATATAATTATTTTACCATTTACTCTTTTTTACATTAATTTTTGGTCCTCCACCACGTTTTTTAATTGAATTGGGATCATATTTTTCTTCTTCATCATCATCTGTAATTCCTTTGGATAATTCCCAGAACTCTTTTGAGCCTAATTTGAAATCATTATGATTTTCTGCCTTATACCAAAAAACCTGGTCTTGTAGTTTATTTGATTTTGAGTTATTATTTATTACTAAGCACTCATAATTTTCAGTACATTGATCCATTACCTGACAAAATGATTCAAATGTTGGAAACATTCCAGCATAATTCTCATAAATTCTTTTTCTATTCGCAATATAATTCTCTCTTAGAATAAAAACAAAGTCGATATTTGTTCTTAAAGTTGGAGGAATACCTAATGGATATTGCATTGTTATCACTAACATTATCTTCCAATGTCTCCCGTTCATAAATAAAAGACGCATTAATTTATCTCGCGTCCAAGCAGCATCATACAAACAATCATCTAAAATTACAAATGCTCTTGGATCTATTGAGCTTCGCTTAAATGTTTCCATTTCCTTTTTTACCTGTTTTAAAACAGTTCGCTGTCTTTTTAACACATTCTCTATAATTGCTGTGTTGTACTCATTATGGATAAATAATTTTGGTACCATTTTGGTATAAAATCCATTGCCTTCTTCTGTGCCTGAAATTACTGTTCCTATTGGAATATCTTGGTGATAATAAAGTAAATCACGGACAAGAAATGACTTTCCAGTATCACGTTTTCCCAATAAAACCACGACAGGTCCTTTATTTTCGTTAGGCTTAAAGCTAATAGATTTCATATCAAATTTTTTTAATTCTAGCGACATATATTATATTTGACTTTTTTTAATAAAAAAAATACGCATTTAATTTTTATGATTTTAAAATTATTTAAATTTATTTAAATATTTTGGTTATAAAATAATTGAATTATTTCTAGCATTTTATCTGTTTTATTTTCAGGTTGAGTCCAATAATTAATTTGTTCTTTTAAACATTCTAAACGATTATTCCATTCTTTTTTATATTCAATCTTAATAATTCCTGTTATTTTTGTAATACTCCAACAAGACCTTACACGCTCATTATTTATATCAACATAATCATCTGGATTAAACCTGATAAATATAATAGGCCTATGCCCTAAATCCTGTGATAGTTCCATTAATCTTTTATTCTCACAAGAGCAATCATATTTACTATGCTGATTTTCATCAACTTCTACAATAATAATTTGATAACCTAAATCAAGTAGCAAATCTGGACGCTTAGAAGAACAACCATCTTTAATTTGTTTATCAGCAAACCAAGTAAAGTTTGGAAACCATAATTTAACAAATTCTACTACTGAGAACTCCTTTGTTTTATAATTTTTTGCTACGTGTTTATTTGGAAAATTATAAATAAAACATCTTAAACAATATCCATCAAACTTATCTTGTGGTCTTGTACCACATAAATGTGTTTTACATCTTTTATGATGAACATCAATCATATTGTCTTTTTTACATTGACCGCAAAACTTTCCAAATAATCCTTCTAGATTATACAAAGGAGACCCTTTTCCACAAAAACATTTATTTTTACTTATCATATTATCTAGTTTACAATTAACACAATATTTTTCTACTAATCCTTCATAATTAAAAGTTGGTTGTGATTTTCCACAAAAACACATATTGTGTGTTACATCTATCATTCCATCTACTCGGCATTTAGAACAAAATTTAGGTTTAAGTCCTTCAAAATTAAAATTAGGTCTTAATCCACACACACATTTTGGATTTCGCATATCAACCATATCTGGTAATTTACATTCAAAACAATATTTAGGTCGCAATCCTTCATAATTAAAATTTGGACTTGTTAGCTTCTTACAAAAGCATCTCTCATCTACAACGTTAATCATTCCATCACTTTTACAAGAATTACAAAATTCTGCCTTTAAATTTTCAAAATTAAAAGTAGGTCTAACTTTTCCGCAAAAACATTTTTTTCTATGAGTTTCAATCATACCTTCTTTTTTACAAGAAACACAGCATAATGGTTTCAAACCTGAAAAATTCCATCTAGGTTGAGAACTATTACATTCACATTTTTTATTTAAAACATCTATCATATCAGGCTCTTTATGGGTCGCGCAATATTTAGCCCTTTGACCCAAAATATTAAAGGTTGCTTTTTTAGTACAATTAGAGCAAATAGTCATTTTTAATAGAATAAAATAATGTAATATATTTATTTCATTTCAATTTTTATATTAAATAAAAAAATATTTTATTTCATTTATATAAATAATTCAATTATTTTGGTGTCACATAAACCTAATATAAATTATATTCATTATTCTTGCACAAATATACATTTGCTACATCATTTCCATTTTTTAGTTCTTTAATTATTTTACATAATTCTTTTAGCCAGTTGTAAGTATCATTAAATATATCATTTTGTATTATACGAATAACAGAATAATTGTTATCGTTCGCACATTTTTCTTTGTATTTATCAGTTATTAATTGTTCTTCTGGTGTTTTCCATTCCATAATTTGTGTAAAATGTTGCGGACCATCCAATTCAATAATAATTTTATGTTCTGGAATACAAAAGTCAAATGGTAAATGCGTTTTATTTTTACACCATTCTACTTTAAATTGGTGTATAATTGACGGAAATAACTCTTTCATAATTTTATAAAACTTTGTTTCTGTTTTATTAATACAATAAGGACACCAACAACCAGTCTTTACATTATATAGTACAGTTTCAAAATCTAAATTACATTTATTACAATTAAACCAATATCTACCACTATCACCTTGAAATAGATGTCTAGGGTTTTTTGTATTTTTTAAAGACCAGAACTTCACTTTTTCGTGACAAGCAAATGATTTATTAAAACATTCTTTACAATCATCATTATCACACATTTTTTTATTAGCACAATAAATACACCAACCACTTCTTTCACCAGTAATCGCATGAATATCTTTAATAAACTCGTGACTACACTTATCACAATTAAACCAATATTTTTCACCGGTTCCTTGAACTATTTGTCTTGGAGAAATACTATTTTTTGAAGACCAGAATTTTGCTTTCTCATGAGAAGCAAATGATTTATTAAAACATTCTTTACATTCATCATTATTACACAATTTTTGATTTACACAATAAGGACACCAACCATTTCTATTTGTAACTGCTTTAATCTGTTTTTCAAAATCGTGATTACATTCATCACAATTGAACCATATTTTTTTATCGCCTTTTTTCAAAACAAATTCTGGTTTTAATTCATTTTTTAAAGACCAATATATTGCATTTTCATGTGAAGCGAATGATTTCTCAAAACAATCATTACATTCTTTAACGCCACATAATTTTTTATTAGAACAATATGGACACCAACTATTTCTTCCTGAAATATGAGATAAGCTCATATAAAATTCATGTTCACATTTATCGCAATCAAAATAATATTTTTTAGCAGTGACTTTATATACTTGTTCTGGTTTTAATTCATTTTTTAAACTCCAGTATTTTGATTTTTCATGAGAAGCGAACGATTTTTCAAATGGTATAGTATTCATATTTGTAGTTTAATAATTATATTATAAACTATTTAAATTCAATTTTTAAATTAAATATACTTTTTAAAAAAGTATATATAACAATAAATAAGTTTAAATAATAGGGAATTTATATATTAAATAGCTAATGATGGTTGACCTAAATTATCAAAAAAGAAAAAATGTGGAACTTTTCAAAAGTTTAGAAGATTCAAAAACTTTGTTTCTCTCTAAAACTCAGAATTATATTCCGATTTATAAGAGATTCTTTGAATTGAATGATACAAATTGGAACAGTATTAACCTAAATCATAAATGGTATATTTCAAGCATTAAGGAAAGCGACGAAGAAAATAGTAATTTATTTGAATGTAAAATTAAAAATATAAATACACAAAAAACGAAAGAAAAGGATGTATTTTTTAAATTAGCACCTCTTTTGGACCCATATAAATACTTAATTGGAAAATATGATATTAATAATAAAAATTTATTTAATTTACCTAATATTAATTCTGATGAATCAAGTGTTAATCTTAAAATTTTAGATACTAATAATTCAGCATACGTTGATGGGTTTTTTATATATTTAACTAGCAATTTAAATCAAACTAATAACTTTTTACACGGATTAGATTATTATGGTTCATTTCTTTCTATTAAAAATAA